AATCGCCATTTGCAGGATAGCACTAGTGATTAAAGAAACTGCCTGCCCTGCCCATATTGTAATAAACTTAAGTTTCCAATTGTTGTATTTTTCCATTTATATTTTCTCCTGCATAATTATTTTGCTTGAATTTCTATTTTGAATAGCATTCTAGGCAATAAAAAATGCAGGCCTAAATCCACAATGTGGCTTTTGGTCTGCATACATACAATTTGGAAACATTCATATTAAAGACACAGTTAAATAAAGGTATAGTTAAATAACCTATATTCTGACCGCAACTAATGAATGCTCAATATCGTATAAATAAGCACAACAAAAAAGCCTATCATCGGGGATAGATTCTGCCTTTTTTATTGCCAGCTTATCTTAAACGCATTGAGGCTGTCATAGTTTCGGTTCCTCCTGAATTCTTATTTGTATCAGCCTATATTTTATCACAATAAGGTTCTATATTCAACACAAAAAATATAAGGAAGGAAATACCGCCAAAGGCGATAGTTTCCTTAATTGCGGTTGACTCAATAATCTAAATCATTTCTTCAATCTTCACACCTGATTTGAATTCTACAGTGAGCTTGTCTTCATATATCGTAACCTTTTCAATAAGCCGTCTTACTAACTGCTCATCATATTCCTCCAACTCGCAGGATTGTTCATTCAAGAAATCTGTCATCTCAGCGATTCGTTGCCTTTTTCCTTCTCGCTCTGCATTTTCAACTAGTGCATTTTGCTTTAATTCTCGAAGGCGGTAAATTTCATCAGCCACATCTTCATAGTCATTCTTGGACTTTGCTTGTATAAGAAGCTGTTGTTGCAATTCTTCCAATTTGCTATCAATATCATCGGTGGCATTATCGTTTTCTTCATTAAGTACAGTAGCTATGTTTTTCTGCAAGGTTGAGAGGAAGGGTTCTTTGTTAGACAAAAGTTCGTTAATGGCCTTGACCACTGCCGTCTGCAATGTTTCCTCGTTTATAGTAGGAGCAGTGCATTCAGATCCTTTTTCCTCCAAACGGCTGACGCATCTCCAAACAATAGACTTGTAGCCTCGGTTATTCCAATGTACCCGTCGGTAAATATCGCCGCAGTGTCCGCAGTAAACAATACTCGATAAAGCATACTTGCTGCTATAGACTCTCTTTTTACCGCCTTTGCCACCACGAAGGTTGGCTCTTCGAACCATCTCTTCTTGAACCTGCATAAAAAGCTCGCGTGGAATGATAGGCTCGTGGCTGTTTTCCACATAATACTGGGGAACGATACCGTTATTCTTGACCCGCTTTTTAGAAAGGAAATCAACCGTATAGGTTTTTTGCAAGAGGGCATCTCCGATGTACTTTTCATTCTGTAATATCTTCTTTAATGTTTCTGGTCTCCATTTTGCTTTGCCCGCTGCTGTAAGAATACCGTCAGCTTCCAGTCCTCTTGCTATCTGTAAAAGGCTGGCTCCCTCTAGGTACTCTCTATAAATCCGTTTAACAACCTCAGCACCCACTGGGTCAATCACCAGTTGCTTGTTTTCATCCTTGGTATATCCAAGGAAACGCTTGTGGTTGACCTGTACTTCACCTTGCTGATATCGATACTGAATGCCTAGCTTAACGTTCTGGCTTAAGGATTGACTTTCCTGTTGGGCTAGTGAAGCCATAATGGTAAGTAGGACTTCACCCTTGGAATCCATGGTATTGATATTCTCTTTCTCGAAGAAAACAGCGATGTTTTTATCCTTTAACTGACGGATGTATTTTAGGCAGTCCAACGTGTTTCTGGCAAATCGGCTGATGGATTTTGTGATAATCATGTCAATATTTCCTGCCATGCACTCCTCAATCATACGGTTGAACTCTTCACGCTTCTTGGTATTTGTACCTGTGATACCGTCATCCGCAAAAATACCTGCCAATTCCCATTCCTTGTTCTTCTTAATATAGTTTGTATAATGTTCAATCTGAATTTCATAACTTGAAGCCTGCTCTTCACTATCCGTTGAAACACGACAGTAAGCAGCCACTCGTATTTTGGGTTTGCTTTCACTGCTCTTATTGCTTCCGATTCGTTTAATTGCCGGAATTACTGTGACATTCCTACTCACTGCCACTTGTTACACCTCACTTTCTATTAAACTGTAGGCATATTCGGCCTGCTTGTATGGATCTTCATATTTTTGCACCAGAGGTTTTGCTTTGAACTTTACAGGGTAGGTCGTTTCCGGCACAACTTTAGGTTCCCATATCCTTCCGAGCTTTTCTGCTCTTTTTCGTTTTTCCACCCTGGCTTTTTCAAAGGTCTCCTCATCAATAATGGGTGGGTAAAATTCATCGCCAAGGTAGTGCTTGTTCTGTAACATCCTACCTGCTGTGGCATGATAACAATCTATCCCAGCTTTTTTAGCAGCTTCCTTCAAAGAAAGGCCTGCCAAGTATCCGGAAAATAATTCTTTTACCTGCTCAGAAGTCTTTTCATCCACAACAGCTTTTCCATCTTCAATTCTATATCCATAGGGTGTGTGACCCATCTAATTCACCAACCTTTCCTTCAATGTGATTCCACATTTTAATTCAAAACCTACTTCCTCCCGTGAAAAGACAATAATCCTCTCTACGTAATCTTCAAACAACTCATCCTCATAAGCTGTGAGCATTTTGGACTTAGTGGCAAACTTAAGCAGACGGTCAACTTCATCTACTTTAGCAAAATTGCCATTGACGGAACGAGTAAGTTGATCCTTTTCGGCAAGAAGCCTTTCTCTTTCTGCCTCCAGTGCATTCTTTTCTTTATTAAACAGAGCAGGTTCCAGATACCCTTTGGCCATTAAACCTGTCAGTACCTGGCTCTGCTCCATGTTGTTTTCGATTTTAGTTTCCAACTCTTCAATCCTACGAAAACTCGCTGCATTGTTCTGATTACGTAACCCCTGCAAAAGTGGTCTTAATATAAACTTCTGACCAAATATGAGTTTATTCATCATCGTAACAAATGCAGTCTTTATATCTTCATCTCGAATGAACTGCATAGAACATTCCGTTAATGGTGTCCTTCTGCTTATCCGTAAGTTCTGAAAGAGCCACCTTCAGCTTTTCCATGCGGATGGAACGCTCTTCGTTTGCGATAGAAGTGAGAATCTGCTGCAGAGGATTGTAGGTGTCATCCTCAAGGTATGGGTTGCGGTCATCCGCATCGTCGCCGTCCCCATCGTGATAGCCGTCCAAGTGAACAGGACAGTGATATACCTCTCTACGCTGTGCATCCAGTTCGTCATCGTCCATGCCGTGAAGCTGTGAGATAATGGTTGCGTTTTCTCCGTTTTCACCTGGAGTGATGGTGTAGCTTGTACCATCGTTGAAGTAATAGATGTAATTTGTACGGTTGTCTTCCGCTGTCTTGAACTTTCTCATTTAAAGTCCCTGCCTTTCTTTTCCGCCCAATTGGGTGGCGGCAAGGACACAAAAAGAGCCGATGTGATGGTACACACCGACTCTGATACCGAAAATGGGCATGACAAAGCACGGTGGGTACATCTTTGGTCAGTCCACGGCTATGCCGTGAATTTGACTCTTGATGTATCCCGCCGCCTTAAGGTCGACCACTTCGGGCATTGGAATATTTTTTATTTGAGTGTCTGGCACTCAGATGGATACACATTTCTGTGTACCCGTCTCAATGTCAGATTTGTAACTCTTATTGAATTTTTCTTGGATTTTATATAATTTCTTTCATTCCGCACACATTTTTTTGCGTGAGCATTGTAAATATCGCTCAAATCTGATATGATGTTGTGTAGAAGTTTTTCTGTGCTATATCCATTCTCGCTCATGTACTCTTTTGTACGATTTCATTCTACCAAAGCAACTCGGTATAACTTGGTAGTGACGGGTAGTCTTGGGTAGGCATAGTTACTAATAGAGAATCAGGCGGTGAAATTATGGAATTCACAGAGTTCGTAAATCTTCTTAAGCCAATAATCGGTGGTGCCGAAAATACTCACTCTTTTGTAAAGACACTTTTTGATGTTGTTGTCACAGAAGAGGGGAAACCTTTTTTAGAAGATGTGAAGGCACCAACTTACAAGGCTTATTTCAATGGAAAAACAAAAATCACAAAAATGGCTCAAAGAATAAGTCCATACCTTGAGCCAGAAGAATTCGTTATATACTTGGATGCTTTTTCAGACGCCACGGCACAGCAAATAATCGATACATTCAGTCCGTATATTGATGGGCTGAATGCATCTAATATGCCTGAGAAGATGGCCTACTTTTTCTGTGATATAATTTGCACTGCTGCAACCACAGAAAAGAAAAAAGGCACTCCGAAGAGTGCCAAAAATACAGATGATAAAACACCTCATGATATTCTTGAAGAAAAAATCATAGCCTCCGGACAAGCTGTTGCCAATGCCTGGGGTACGGCTATTTCTAATTTAGTTTCATCAAATGCAGAGGCTATTGAAATCCCCGAAAAATGTCCTTCTGAAGAATATCCTTATTCCTCAGAAGACAAAGCGTTACTTCAAGAATTCACGTCTGATTATGATGAAATAATGTTGGCATTGATAGGCGAAAACTACGGTGCTTCATTAATAGATATGAAACTTCCTCAGAAAGTACAGGATTTATACAATTCGAAGTGGAGTTCAAAATCAGACGCCTTCCTTGACCCGATCTTGAAATCATATGTATATGGGTTGCTTGGAGAATTAAACAAATTGAGTAATAGTTTTTTCAATGATTCTCATGCAACACCTTTTATGAGGGATACAAGGACAAAAATACGAAATTTGTATGTTAAACTCCATCCTGATTTATTCGCTGGTGCATTTCCTTATGATGCATTTATAGACGACTGGGATGAAGGAGAATTTTAGCAAACAGGAAGGTGGTATTGATGCCTAAGATTGATGACTCCATCAGAAAAATAGACAGCGTTATATGTAGACACTTGGACAGCATCGAAGATTCATCTCGCGGTGCTATATCCCAAGATATCTTAGAACAGTTAATGAAATTCGTGAACCATATCATGCTTAAGTTTTATGCTAATGGCTCTGATATTGAAGTTAACGAAGAAAATATAGCTAAGGCAACCGAGTTTGCTCAAGTAAACAGTGACCTACACACTTTATATAAATTTCGCAATTATTTAAATGTTGTAACCACCCAATATACTTTAGACGAAGACGGCTCAGAACGATTGATGCTGAAATATTACCAATACTTGCTAGAGGCAAAAAATCTCCTTAGCCACTACTACAACATAGAGGTATTATACAACATTGAGAAATTTCCTCTGCATTTAGATGATACATTGCAGGAATATTATACAAAAATCTCCGAGAAGTTGGAACGATACCCTAGAAGAACAGATAGTTATGAAAGTAACAAATATTATATACAAAAAATAAAACCTCTGTTTGTAAACAGAAAGATATACTATGAGGTCACATTTGCACCTGTAGATGATAGAAGAAATAAATCTAAATCCAACAGGGTAATCGCCTTTACAAAACTACCCATCAAAAGCAACTACGCATCAAGATTTCATCTTGTGCAAGAATCAATAGAGGTTCTGGGTAAGACAATGCCCATCATCATTATCGATGGTTGGGAAGTGGCCATCCGTGACTGCGAATTTAAGAACTTCGCAGCAATAGTAAATGGCGATAAAATCAAAATACCATATCCAGAACAACGTATCATCTGTGAGTTCATTACAAGTCGTGGTTATTCGCTTAATGAACTTATAGACTTTCCAGATATAGCATACGCCAAAATCACAAATGATTGGAAAAGCAAACTGAAGTCCTACTCTTTTATTCCAGTTTTGGATAGATGCAGAGAAATAATTCAACATAAGCGTTCTGGACAAAATATACTTCGTTATCTTCTTTATAACATGAACAATGTTATCATCAAGAATCAGTATTCATCTGGCTTCTATAGCCAATATTATGAGGAGTGGAGAAATGTTGGTAACAGTTCACTCTCTTATTTATACTTGTCAAGTAAATCTAGACCATTTGATAATATGCCTTTTAACCAATCTCCAAGTGGTCATAATCCAAGGCAAAGTGCATTATTTGAATGTATTCCTTGTTACGATAGGAAGCCAGAGTTATTTGCTAGATTTATTAGAAACAATACAGTAGGAAAAGGACAATTATTTACAGACATTAGCGAACTTAGTAATTATCCTGATTACGAATCCCTTATAAAAAAGTACAATGATAGCCTTTGGGATGGACATAGACCTGCTAGTGATTTGATTCTTGAACACAATCAAGTGTTTATCAACGACTATAAGCTGGATACTTGTACAGTAATTGAGAAGTTACAAGAATTAGCTGAAACCGGCATTGAAAACTATAGCGATGATTTTGATACTTGGTATCTTTTAGGTGATTACGAAATTGACTGTGACGAAAAAAGAAACATAATTAGCCGTATTTTTTCCGAATCAAGAGTTGGTGTGATATACGGTTCTGCTGGTGTTGGCAAATCGACACTGATAAACCATGTATCTCACTACCTAAACGATGCAGACAAACTATATCTAACGCAAACAAATCCTGCAAAAGAAAACTTGATGAGTAAGATTGATGCTGAAAATACAACTTTCTCAACAATCGAAAGCTTCAAACATCAAGGCACGCCTTTAGTAAAATATAAACTATTAGTTATTGATGAATGTAGTACCGTTAGTAATAAAGACATGGTAGATATATTGCAAAAAG